CGCCGCGTACCCGTTTTGGAGAAACACTGGGAAGTACCTTCGACAAATAGTTTTCACTTCGCCATCCTCGCTAATTGAAGGTTCACAGCGCGCGCGAACTCTGTTTGGAATTGTTTAATGCCGAACACTGCGGTCGCCTCATCAATCTTTTGGCGTACAACCTCGCGCGGTGGACGCGCGCCATGCAGGGCTTTGATCGGTAGACGCTTGTCTGACGTTCTGGCGAATACTGTCCGGCCTGAGTTTGCGATGAACGCCCCCTCGTATGTCTTTCGATTGCCCCACGATGTTGCAGATACTCCCGCTTTGTTTTGTCGCGCATTGAAGCGAATCAGGTTAGGCGCATTGCCTCTTATAATGATAAGCGCCTCTTGGTGTCTTGCACTTGCCTTGTTCTTCGATACCAGCTGCCGGAGGTCTTTCTGTTTCATCCCGGTTGCTTTTGCCGTTTCCCGCACGACAAACGTGTACGCGCGCGTCAGCGTTTTGTTCAATGCTTGGCTGGTTGCCTTGGGTATCACCTTTCGCTCGACCTTGGTCATCTTGCGCTTTACGTCCTTGATGTTGGACATGACACTAATCTGCATTACCAATCTTTCCATGGGCTTCTGTTGTTGAATCTCATATCGTATGCCTTGGCCCAACGTCGCACAGTATCCGGCACAACGCCCATGCGTACAGCGGCCGTTGCAATGGATTCGCCTGATGCAATGTTGCTCCTAAGTTCTTCTCTGATCTCTCTCCCGATCTCACGCTCCACTCGCCGCATTAGCGGTGTCTTGTTCATGGTTTCTCAGTTGGTTAGTGGATACCCGCATTGTGGACAAACTTTTCCCTGTGGTTGTTCGTTCTCATCTGTTGGCGCCAGATTCTCATCAAGTAGTAATCGCGCCAGTTCGTAATTGTCAAAGCCAAGCGAGTCCAGGTTGAACCGTTCATCATCAAGATCGCGTATCTCTAGTCCAAGCAATTGCTGTTCCCATGATGCGTCCTCGCCTGTTCGGTTATCCGCAAGTCGGTAGCCTTTAACCTGTGCTTTGCTTAATCCTGTGGCGATGTGAACCGGGATACTTTCCATGCCGAGTTTTTTCGCGGCCAATAGGCGTGTGTGACCCGCGATGATCACCATATCCTCATCAACGACGATTGGCTGACGCCATCCGAACTCCTTGATCGACGCGGCCACTTTATCCACGGCCCCATCGTTCTTACGCGGATTGCGCCCGTATGGCGTGACCTTACTGATTTGTTGGATCGTTATGTCCAAATGGGTTCTCCGTTGGCGGCTGGATAGCCTTATCGCTTTCCGTGTATTGGTCGAATTGTTTGCAAGTGGTTCCGCTCTCGGCGCATTGCTTTACCCATGAACACCCGCAATCACACGGCGGCGCTTTGGGTGCGTAGAACATTCTCGTTATCGGCACTTATTTGTTCCCTCACCAGTGTTATCCAATCCATTACATCCATGTCCATTTGAAAGTGGTGCAGACCGACAGAACAGCCACAGCACCTTGCGCGCCACTTCTTTCGATCCAGCCGGTACAACAACACCGGATGCTCACGAACACGCGCGGCTTGCTCTGCGGTCTGCGTCCACCATCCGTCGCTAAACTGTTTGGCGCGCTTAACCTCAATGGCCCAGCCCGGAACGCCTAGCACATCAACGCCGCCTGTGTGCGCTTGCTCGGCGTAGTTCCTCATCGCTGGGAGTCCGAGTTCGGACTTGAGCAACTGCACAACCTCTTGCTCCCCGGCTCGGCCTTTGTTTCGGGACAGGCTACCCATTCCGTTTTAACCCGACCCATACGATTAGCGCGCCGACCATTTTCGATACGGTCATCACGACCACATTGGCTGGCGACAGGATTCCGATCATTGCGGTAAATACAATCGAATCAATTGGTGTGCCAACTGCCGAGGACAACAAAATTCGGTCGCGCAATGGGCGTTTTGTAAATGTGTAGACCAGCCAGTCCACACCCTCGGATATTAGAAAAGCCGTCACCGATGCGATGGCAACGAATGGGTCAGCCATAACGTAAGAAATTGCGCCCCCCGCAAGCATCACCGGGATTACCCAATGGCCGATTTTTCTTTGCGCCATATCTCGGAAAATAAACGTGAGGCCGACGATAATTGAGGTCGGTTGCCAGATGCCGATTGGCGGGATTACAGTGAAAAGCCAATTCACTGAAACAATGCTGACTAAGTAAATTAAGACCCACATAGTTTCAACTCCGTTTGCACTGAAATGTTAGAAGTCCAACGAGGGACTGAGTTGTAGGCTTCCACGCGATCCGCAATGATGTTTGCCCTCTGGCTTTCTTTTTTCGGCAGATATATTCCGAAACGCTGTCCAGGCATAAACGATCTAATTGAAGCGGCGGCGCTGTCGGCAGATGCAAGCGGCAACGATTCGAATATTCTCGGATCAAGCATCCTCAACCCGTGCAGTTTGCAGTTTGGTCTGCCGTCGTTATCGCAAACGACTTCCATTGCTTGCGCCATTCTTCGCCAAAAACAAGAACTCCCCGGCTCCATCCCTTCCGTTGATCCGAAAGCAACCCGATGCCATTTGCCGGATAGCCTTTCCAGACGATCTAGTGACTCGTTCAAATGCCAGACCGGAACACCATCTGCCGGGTAAGGCCAATCGGCGATCAAAATGTCGTTGTCTTTTTCTGTGCCATTGATAACGTCAGGAATTAATGCCCAATCAAAACCGGGATGCTTGCGCCACTGGTCAACCCAATTCGTATATCCGTCAACATCAAGCAATTTGCCCGACTTCCATACAGAAAAAGCGCCGTTGTCCAGAACGAACGAATGACTGACCTCTGCCATCGTCTCCAATTCAGTCCGGTGCGCGTAACTAATCAACGAATGGCGACCGGCAAAAAATTCATGCGACTGTCCCGCCTTGCCTAGCGGCCCACCGTGATAGTGAATCATCAATAAGTTCCCAGCGCCCGGATGATGGCGTCTTGCAAATCTGGTTCACCAGCGAAGAAGATGATTAACAACGCCAGCGCAATAAAAAAATTATTCACTCAATAGCCTCCATGCTGTTGCAACCACTTGTGGAACTTGTCCATTCCCAAGGGCGCGCAATCGCTGAACCCGGTTGGTACACCCATCAACCAATCGACCCACGCTGGGTTCAGTTTTCCAGTACGTTGTTCTGCCTCTTGCACTGTCGCGTCCAGATATTTCCTGTCCGGGCGGTAGGCTTGACTCTTTGACCCCATTGGCCCGGTTCCCTTCCACTCTGATGCCCGAGGCGTCGGCCATAGCGTGTCGGCCGGCCACTTCCTGACTGTTTCCAGAAAGCCGCTGGTCACTTCTTGCGCCAGCGTTCCCGAGTGACCCAGCCGGTACTCGTCTTTCTTCGGATGCTTGGTTCGGCCGTCGTATTCGCTGGGCGTCTTGCAAAGCATCACCGGGTCGCTGTTCGGAAAGAACTGCACGAACCTGTCCAGCGTCACGCTCTTGTTCGTTTTGGGATTCAACTTCTCGGTGCTGGTGCTTTTGCGTTCGATATGATCCTGAGTCGTAGGTGTCGGGATGCTGTGACTCGGCGACGATCCAAAGCCTGTCGCGCCTGTGTGGGGCGCCACACGCGGCCGCTGATATGCAATCCCATCGACAGTCGTACCCGATTTCGGCCAGTTCTCCGAATATCGTTCTGATGTATTCGTGAGCAAGGAGATTTGGTACGTTTTCCAACAACGCATATCGGGGTCGAACTGCGCGAATGACCGCGAGGACTTCGGGCCACAGGTTCCGGTCGTCTGTTGCGCCTTTGTTCTTGCCGGCCACGCTGAAAGGCTGACAGGGGAACCCTGCTGTAACCAACTCCGTAAATCCTTCGTATTCTTCAGCTGCACCGGAGAGTATGAAGTCACGAACATCGCCGAACACTGGTGCGGAGTCGAAAATTCCATCTGCAATTCGCTGGGCGATGACTTGCTGACAGTAGTCGTTGATCTCGACGTAGCCGATACAGGTGAATCCAAGTAACTTGGTTCCGAGAACGCCGAACCCGGCGCCGCTGAACAGTGATAACTCACGCACACTTGAACGGCGGCGTCAGTTGGTCTTGGGTTAATCCGTAGCCGGGGCCATGGCCGAGATCAATCACGTTTTCATCTTTCAGAAGATCATGCGCGGTCGCATAACCAACGATCTGGAACGTCGGGAACTCGCCAGTGACCAGCAGAAAAATATCCACTTCATCATCGCGCTGGTTGAGTTTGGCTAAGAGCCGCCCGGTGCGGTACTTCGTAGTCTTTACGTCGATCTTTTTGCCCTTCACCAGAAGATCGAAACCGGCGTCTGGCTTGAGTTCCAAACAAGGGAAAACGTTGTAAGCCCTCGCGGCGGCAAACTCGCCGCCGATCCCCTGCTCGTCTGTTTCCCAGCCGGCCTGTTTTCCAATCTGCTGATCTACCCGACCGACAGCGCGCGCGATTTGCTGGCGCATTACGGCCAACGACTTCGCGACGGCCTGTTCGGCCGGGGTCAGCGTGACTTGCACTACTCGGAGGGTTCAGCCGCCGGTTGCTCGGCGCTCGTCGTGTTCGTGTTCGTCACATCAATATCGGACGATGACCCGCCAACTTCGACGCAACCGCTGAGTGCGGCAAGCACAAAGATCACCACGATCACCACAAGGGCGATCCCGCCCCATTTCTTGATTTCCGATTCATTCATCAGTCGATTCCTCATTTTTTTCCATTGACATTTGCCAGACATATTCCGTTCCGCCGACTTTTGTGCTGACATAGGTTGACGCGCAACCGCTCAACAAAAAAATCAACGTCGCCAGGTAGGCGACGATCAAAAAATTCCAACTAAACAATCTGCTCATTGATTTTCTCCAACAATTCCCGCTCCGATCCGTATTGCTCACGGAACTCTTGCGGGTGCGAGTGGACTCCATAGAAGGGTGGGCGCCCCAGCCGATGATGTGTGGGGCATAGGGGAATGGTTTTTTCATCCGGCGCACGTTGACCGAATCCCTGACCTTCCCTGATGTGGTGGATTTCTGCCGGTGTGTTTTCGTAGCCTTCGATGGCACACGCAATACAACCAAGGTCGGCGAGGGCATCAAACCGCTTTCGCCTTTCTGCGGGTTTCACGATAATTGTGGAGAGTTATTCCAAATTTATTGTGGAACCATTCCTCCCATGTGATTCCCTTTGGCGTTCTATGCTTGCGCTTTCTCCAAATAGCGCGCGCCGCGTGTAATTTCAGACTTTCGAATTCAACCTCGACCTGATCTCGCGAAGGGTTGAAAGGACTATTTCCGGGTCTATCTCGGGCGGCGGCAACTGCTCCGCCATCTTGTGAAACGGCGCCGCTCTGGTCAGCACCCGGCCGTTCGCGCAGAGGCCGACGAACTCCGGCAGACTCGGGGGCCACGGATCGGCTTTCTCCACCAGTTTCGAAAAGCCCACGCTGATTTCTTCCGGCTTGAGCCGGGCTAGACCTTGCGCCCATGTTTTTGCCGCGCTGGTTAGCGCCCCCTTTTCATCACAGACTTCACCGTATTGGGAAACCCATTTGTGACCGTAGACCTCGGCCATCCGTGTCCAGACCCGCGCGATGATTTCATTGCGTACCTGTGTCGGTTGCCATGAGTCTTTTTTCTGCGTCGAGTGCGCGCTGGGCCGCACTAGAGCGAGGCCGACTTGCTCCATTTGTCTTTCTCCCTTTTCTTGGTTTCTTTATTGATGGTTCTTTATTGATGTTTCTGTTGTAGCCTGACGCTACTATCCCCTGTAGTGTGGCGCTACAGTCCTTTGTAGCCTCACGCAACAACTCGGGGAAAACGACATACCTCGAACTTCGGCGGCGACCACCTTGCCGGTTCTGTTTTGGATCGGCGTCTGTGAACTGATGAATCTGCTCAATCAACCCCTTTGCCGCGAGCGACTTCACCACCTTGTTGACCGTTACCCGGTGCAAGCCGGAGCGTTTCGCCAGATATCCCTGACTCGGCCAGCACTCCCCTGTTTCGTCGTTGGCGCTATTTGCCATTAACAAAAGGATCAGTTTCTCGCTTGTCGGCAAATCAGCCTCAACAGCAAGATGGAGCCTCTGAAAACTCACGAAAAAGCCGCCGGGGTTGCCCCCGGCGCGAAGGTAAGGAGAAGGAACATCATTAGCCGTTTACCCCACGGCCGAGGGGATAAATATCAGGCCGTAGTTTGTGACGCGAAACACCTGTCGCCGCTTCGATCCGCAAGACCATTTCGGCGGGTATCTTTGGGTCGCGATTGACCCAATTCCAGACACGCGCTTGGGAGATTTCCAACGCTTTCGCGAGGGCTGTTTGACCCCCGGCCTTTTTAATCGCGACTTCAATTGGTTTCACACTCCAATTATAACTCTAGTTGTTTTTTTAATCCTTCTTGTGAACAAATGTACCGAGAAACAAAGGGGCAAACGACTGTACATTCAACTGTTGTTGTGACAACATGAGTTCTCTAGGTTGTGCATAACTTCAGTTAAGGAAATAACCATGGACACTTTTGAAAACAAACTGCACGAAACACTGCCGGGTTTTCTTCTCAGGATCGCCGGAATAAAAGACGCGCAACGGGGCTGGTGCGGACGTTATATTGATGGTCACTCCGTCAGTCCAAATAATGCTTGCCGGAAACTGGGTCGTACCTCGCCATTGCATCTCAAAACTGGCTGGGGCGGAAAGTCAGCCGCGCAGTG